CACCACCCATCATACCACCCATTAGTCCACTCATTAAACCACCCATTCCTGGCATCCCCCCTCCTGGCATACCTCCCTGACCACCTTGAGGTTGTTCTGGCTCACTCTTTGGTGTATTTACTGCTGCTTTCGCAAACTGTTGCATTAATTCTGGATTCTGTTTCAAAATATCATCCATCCCTGGTAAAGATGTCTTAAACATTGTATTTGTTAAATGGAACATAAAAGCAGATCCACCAACCATAAGCATTAATTTAATTTCTGGAGCAACTTCTGTTTTACCACCATATTTTTCATGAAGTTCTTCAAAAACTTCATCATAATCATTAATTCCTTCATTCATAGACTCAGACCATCCATCTAACTTAATATTAAATGGATCAAACTTGCCATTTAAAAATTCAACACCTGTAATGCAAGCCATTAACATTTTTCTTTGAAACTTAATTGAATTTTCTGTTTCTCTTTGTTTTTTCAACTTAATATATTCATTTCTCATATCATCAAGTCCAGAATTCATATTGTAATTCATTGTTGTACGAATCCCTTGATTTTCAAGTCTTTTAAATTTATAAATTAAATCAATCTTTTCATTCTTAATTTCTTGTGGACTTAACATATGAATCGGTTTAAATTCCCCTTCACTATTACTTTTGTTCTCTTGTGATAATATTGGATCATCTTTAATAGTTTCACTTAAACCAATCGATTTAATATTTTCTTCTGTTTTTTCTTTTTCTTTTCCAAAATCAACAATTGGATCATCAATTTTCAAATCATTAATATCATTATTTGAAAATAAATTAATATCTTCCTTTTTTGGAGAAGGTGCTTTTTCATCACCACTACTATATCCATCTACCTTTACACTTTTTTTAGGGTCTGCTAATAATTCAATCCCTAATGAATCATTGTTTGTTGCCATAGGAGAATTTAAATCTAAATTTATAGTTTGAATATCACTTTCTTCAACAATTTTTAAACCATCTATTTCATTTGCCATATTACTTTAATATAGAATATATTGATATTATATATACGCAAAAAACTCTTTAAATAAAAATATTAATTTCATTATAAAAAAAATATATATATATATTATAAATGGAAGATAAAGATTTACTGACATTATTGATTGCGTTTGTACTCGGTTATTTTTCTCACCAGATTATGGAGAATATGTTTGAAGGTCGATTAGTTGAAGGATTATATAGAGGGAGTATTTCATTTGAGGGTGATTGCAAACAAGATTGGAGTGGTAATGCCATGAAAGGCTGCGCGTGCAACTCGACTATGGGTGGGCGCGCGATAAATTGCGCCGAATATCATTATTGTACTAATAATAACTATTCGAATAATGGTAAATCTACAAAAGCGTGCTTCTCGCCAAATTACGGCAATTACTATGCATCAGATGCATTCAAGGAAGCAAAAGGATGTAATAATGATTCGGATCCGTCATGTGAAGATATTATAAGAAATGCAGGCTCAAATACAGATGGTTTGGATATTTAAGGAAACATTCGATATAGTAGAATGCAAGTAAAATATTAATTATAAATTATAAATAATCTGCTAGATTTTGTGGCATCTCCATAATCTGTGTATTATAAAATGTTTCAATTTCTTTCATATGAGAAATATCTTCACTTGTTACAAAATTGATTGCAGTACCTTTTCTACCATAACGACCACTTCTACCAATCCTATGAATATAAGTTTCCTTATTCTTAGGTAAATCAAAATTAATAACTAAAGATAATTGTTGAATATCAATCCCTCTTGATAATAAATCTGTAGATAGTAATATACGTGTTTTACCACTCTTAAAGTTATTTAAATTTTCTTCCCGTTCACGGGTAATCATATCACCATGAATATATGATACAGGAAATTCATCTCTTGATAAACGATCATACAAATTATGTAATACTGTCTTCGAATTTACATAAATAATACTTTGTGTAATATTAATTGTTTCATAAATATCATACAATACATCAAATTTCCAATTGTATTGTTTTAAATCAATATAAAATTGTTGAATACCTTCTAATGTAAGTTCATCCTTGTTTACTAATAACATTGCTGGATCATCCATAAAACAATTTGTTAAATCTAATATTTCTTTTGGCATAGTTGCACTAAATAAACAAATTTGAGCTGTTTTAGGAACAGCTTTAATAATATTATAAATTGAATCCATAAATCCACTCGATAAGATTTCATCTGCTTCATCTAAAACTAATGTTTTAATACTATCTGTAAATACATGACGTTTATTAATCATATCAAGTAATCTTCCTGGTGTAGCAACAATAATTTGTGGGTCTCGTTTAAGTTCAAGGATAGAATCATTGATATTTGTTTTACCAATTACTTTCGCCATTGTTACTTCCATATAACTACTAAGGCTCTCAATTACTTTTAGAATTTGTTTTGCTAATTCATGTGTTGGTGTAATTATAATATACTGTGTTTTCTTTAAAGATACATCAATATTATTTAAAATACCAATTGTAAAAGCGCCCGTTTTACCTGTTCCAGATTGTGACTGTGCAATAATATCTTGACTTTGATTTATAATAGGAATACTTTTATATTGAATATTTGATGGTTTTTCAAAACCATAACTATAAATTCCTCTTAATAACTTATCATTGATATCTAAATCTTCAAATGAATAGTTTAAAATATTTTTTTCTTCTTTACTCATATTAATAATATTTAATCTGATTTCTTTATATTATTTTTTTTATTAAATTTATTAAATGTTGTAACGATCATATCTCCAATCTGTTTAATATCTGCTCCATTACAACTACTTAATAAATCTTTACCATTCATAATAAAAAAAGTAGGAACACTTCTTATTTCACATTTATCACAAAATTCTTCATTCTTATCAATATCTAATTTATAAAATGTAATATTATAATCCCCCGTTTCTCGTAATTTATCTGATAATTCATCCATTAATGGTGCAATTTTTTGACAAGGACCACACCATTTAGCAGTAAAATATAATAATGATAACACTTTTTTTTCCATATTTTCTAATAAAACTTTTACTATATCATCATCTTCAGTAAATTCAATCATTTATTATAAAAAATATATTTTAATCGAAATCGAAACTTAATCAGAATAATAATCTTCATCGCTGTAACTGTCATATTCTGATTCGCTCTCATCTGAATATGTCGTTTCATCAATTATACTTTGCTGTAATTCTGCCCTTTCAGGATTCGTCCAATAATATTCATTTAATTCATTATAATATTCAATTAATTCATTTTCTCGTAATTTTGATAATTCTTTTTCTGTTAAAAATACAAATTCTTTTTTCTTTATTTTCATAATTGGTCTAAGATCTTCAAAATCACATTTATTATTTACTCGTTGCCATAGATCTTTCTCTACATTTTTCTTACCCTTAAAACATAGATAACTACAAATACATTTATTATCTTCATCATAATTTACCCATGGAGTTCCCTTCTTAACTTTTGAACATTCTTGACATTCATAAGTTTCAATGTATTTAATATTCTCTGTATTTACAGCATTTGAGTATGAAATCATCTTTCTTATAAATAGTTTACTTATTGATTTTTTAAATAAATATTTTCAAATTTATATTTAAAACTAATATAATAAATATATAAAAGTATAAACTATGGATTTTTTAGAATTCGATTTACAAAAAATAGTAAATAAATTACTCTTGGCTTGTCAAGATATAATTTATTCAAATATTAATAATCAATCAATGATTAATTATATTGTTTTAGATATTACAAATCAAGTATGTGATACATATGAACTAAAAGAAAATTATGAAAGATATATGATATTAAATGTTGCTCAGTTAAATATTACATCTATGATTGAAAAATATAATAATATTGGAAGATTAAAAAATCAAGTTACTAAATTACAGCAATTAGAATTACCTGAACAAAGAAGTCCTGAATGGTATGCTTTAAGGAGAGGTATGTTAACTGCTTCTAGTCTAGCATCTGCATTAGGTGATGATCATTTTAAGAGTAAAAATGAATTAATTTTAGAAAAAGTTGAAAACAAAGAAATACCATTTATTCCAAATCCAGTTACTGAATGGGGTGTTAAATATGAAGAAATTGCAACAAAATTTTATGAAAAGATGAATAATCTTGAGATTATTGAATTTGGATTAATTCCTCATCCTGATTTTACTATTTTTGGTGCTTCACCTGATGGTATTTGTTCGAATGATTCACCAGATGAATTTATTGGAAGAATGTTAGAAATTAAATGTCCCCCAAAAAGAAAATTTACTAAAACTGTTCCGAAACATTATTGGTATCAAATGCAGGGACAACTTGAATGTTGTAATTTAGAAGAATGTGATTTTTTACAAGTTAAAATTTGTGAATATGATAGTTTTGATGATTATTCAAAAGATAATAATGGAGATGATATTGATTCAAATGGAAAAACAAGTAAGGATTTTCCAAAAGGTTGTACACTAACTTATAGGAAACAAAATGAATTAAAATGTAGTTATCTTTATCCAGAATTATATCTATCTGACGATAAATATCAAAATTGGATTCTAGAAAATCGAAGAAAGATTGAAAGTGAAGGTCATGAATTTGTTGAAGCAAAATGGTGGTATATTGAAAGATATGAATGTACACTTGTAAAAAGGGATAGAGAATGGTGGTGTACAGCAATGGAACAAATTTATCAATTTCATAAATCTGTTGAATATTATAAACGTAATGGTGTAGAATCGTTAAAAAGAAAGATCGCCGGCAATAAACCTATTAATATTTCAGAGGTTGATGAATGTTTACTGTAAGTTGCATCTACCGGGAATATTTATTATGAGCACATATTTACAATTCTTGGATCTCTAGGTCCGCAAATAGATCCATCTTCTCCTTTTGTACAAACATAAGATAATGACTCACAATTTATTATATTACTTTGACTACTACAGTCTAAGGGATTACAACTACTTTTATTTGAGTCCCAGTCACATATTTTTTGTTTCTCAACATTAAAAGATTCGCAAGATTTTTTTTTTTGTTCTAGAGATAAATTCATTGAATTTAAAGCAAAACAATAGTCAAAACCATATTTTAATTCTTGACCATTCTTAGATTTTGATGGATCAGTTTTATCTATATCATCCTTAGATAATATATCAAAAACTTCAATTAATAATATAAATTTATTTTCTTCAGTATTCTCCCAACAATTCCTTAATGGTTTATATGGATTATCACTAAAACAACTTATTTCATCATTTTCACATTTTTTTTTTGAAATATTAGGATTTAATATTTGTTCATCAAAAGCCCAAACATATGATTCACATAAATTACCTTTACCTTCATCTGGTCTTAATTCATTCATATATTGGTCTGTTAATTTCCTAAAAGATTTATAATTATCTGGCTCATTATTAGATTCATCCTTTCCTTTATCCCAATATTTATGACAATCATATTTTATATCTATAACACTTGGATCATCCTTTGTATTAACTGTAAAATTTTCTATTAGATTACTATGATATCTTCTTCTTTCTTCATGGGCTTTATTACCACCAGATATGGATTTACCACACGATAAAATATTATTAAATTCACCTGTTAAATGCGATGGATTAATACATGATAATGTATAATCTTTTAAACTTGTTGATTTATCAGCAATAGCCCCTGTTACAATACTTAAATTCGAACAATTATAAATTGGCGCTCTACAAGGCATTTTATTACTAACAGGATATTCTTTAACACCTTTACAATCAACATTTAACATTGATACTTCATAGACTACATTGTATCCATCTACATTACTCTCATTTAACCAATATGAATTTTGATATAAATAATTATCATTTAGACCTTCTGGATCTGGTAATGGACATAGGCAACTTTTTTTACCATCACATGATGTAGGACAAGGTAAATTACCAGGGCATTTCTCTGGTGGATCGGCTGTTGGATCACATGAACTAGGAGGGGGTGTCTGACATTTTCCATCACACTTATTATCGTTATATGCAGGCTGATTTTTATAATTACTATCTATTAGTTTACACTTATTTGTATTATCACAATAATATTTTTGAGTTTTATCTTTGCCTATTCTATTTATATCCATTTCAATTCTTCCTAAACACTTGGGTTCTATAATATTAGGGTCACCGGTTATCCAAAGTCCAACTCCACTACATATTCTTGGTAATAATTTATCTTTATTACCAGCATCATTTATTTGGTCAAAACACCATCTAGTAATATTATTTAGTGTATTGTTATTACTATCTATTTCATTGCCAACTGGAAATTTTATATACCAAGCATTATATATATCATTAATAGGTTTATTTATTTTATTATTACTATTACTTGATATAGAATCTAAGTTTCCTTTAATAAATTTAGAATCACCATTTTCTTTTATTTTAATATTATAAAACTGCGAATCATTATTATCCCAACTACATTCAGTCTTTGTTCTATCTGTATTACCTTTAATTTTATATCTACTATTACAATCAGTTTCTTGATCTGGTAAAACGCAAGTTTTATTATTAGGTAAACACGGAGGTTTATCTTTATCAAAATAAGCCCATATATCTTTTTTAGATTTATTGACTATTATAATACCCGTATCTAAGTCTTCTATTTTTTTCAAATTTGCGGGTGGTGCAGGTGTTGGTGCTGGCGGTGCTGGCGTTGGCGGTGCTGGCGTTGGCGGTGATGGCGTTGGCGGTGATGG